CGAAGCAACTCCAGCCGCTAAGATTGGAACAGTAAAGTTCATCGAAAGTGTTTGACCAGTCCTCTGCATACTCTTCCCAAATTTCTTTAGGGAAGTCGATGCTTTTCTTAGGCCTGATTGGAATTGCTTATCGTTTAGCGTAAGTTTTACCGACAGTTTCTTTTCAGCCATTTTTATTCTTGTTTAGCAATTCGTACTTTTTGCGAGCGTATTCTGCACGCTTCTTTCTTTTCTCCAAGTCAATTTTCAAATCCTTTTTCTCCCATTCAAATTTGACCAAATCTTGCGGATTGAGCTTAGTGTTCTTTTTTTTGTGTGGCTGCATATTAATACAAGCCAACCATCTTACTCTCTCCCACTCAAACCGCTCTTTCATTTCTACCACTTCATTCCGTCCTCTTTGCATTAAAAAGAACTCGTGAAATGTTAAATCCCAAAACTCACCAGGAAGCAACCCAATCCCATAGGCACTGGCTTCCAAATCATCCCACTCTATTTCTTTTTGGGAGCTTTCTTGCTCCCTTTTGCGTTTCCCTCACTTCCTCCCATCTTAGCTGAGAACTGCTCAGAAAACACGTTTAAAACACTTTGTAAAGCATCGAAGTCATCATCTAAGATATCAGCGATGTCCTCCACGCTTAAATCAAATTCTGTTCCAGCTTTTCTTGCTCCATCAGTCAATCCAGCTTTTATTAAAAAACAAGCGTCATCTAAAGACATATCTTCACCGAGCTTGTCTAATGCCTGAAGGCTTCTGTTTGTTTCTCGGCAAAACAATCTTAAACTGTTCATACCAAATCTGCAAGGGTAATCTTTTCCGTTGATAATTACTATTTCGTACATATTTCGTTAGTTAAAAATTAAGTTGATTGGAGCGAGCCGAAGCCCAACCCCAACCAACGAAATAAATTACACAGTCGTTACCGTTAACGCTGCTGTTCCTTGAATGGTGCAAGAATAAGTCGGTGCATCTTCAACTCCCCCACTGATAGTGATTGAAGTAAGAAATCCACTTCCTGAATAGAAGTAGTCACCAGTTGCTGTTGTTGCTAGAGTAAACGAGAACGTCACCTTTGTTCTTGCAAGCATCTGAGTAGTAAGCTCATCAACTTCAGTATCCGCAACAGTAGTTGGATTAAAATCCATCAAGCCATCAGCTGACAAAGAAAAGCTCTTTTGTCCTCCGATGATGTCAAGAAATCCAGCACTGTCTTTCGTACTTACATCAATTGTGTCCATTGCGATATCTAATGACACCGATGTTGAGTGCATTAGTTTTGCTGCTGTTCCTCCATCACTCGGAGAAACCTTCAGAATTAAATCTGTTCCATTAAAAATTGCCATTTTGTTTCTAGTTTAAATTATTAGCTAATCATCTAAATCAATTGGAGTTTCTCCTTTTTTAGATTTCTTTTTTGTTGGTTTGGCTATTGCATCACTATGGAAAAAGAAGTTTCTCTCTTTTCTTCCAACTGTATATGTTTCGCCTTTTAAGTATTCAGTCCCTCTGAATGTTAAATCTTTTGTTATTTTAATTTTATACATCATTACAAGTTTAAATTGAATCTGAAGTCCATATTGTATTGGTATAGTCCATTATCTCCGAAGCTATCATCAAAGGTTTCAGATGCACTTTGAAAAAATATTTTATCAACAACAACACCGTTAAATGTTCCGCTCGTATAATCAAGAGCTGTGCGAACAAGTCCAACTAGAGTTTGCAAATCTGCATATCTATTGTCAAAAATGCTTATCTGTACATTGACATAATCATACTCTGAAACCCCATTCTTTGTATTATTTGGAGTGTCTGAGATAACGTGATAAGTCATAAAAGGGAGCGTGGTGCTTTGTGGCACTCTGAAAGCAGACGGAAAGCATCTCATAACTGAGGTTGATCCTTTAACCCCAATCACATCAGTGATGTTTGAGTCATTATCCAATATGTCTATCAATGCTTTTCCTACATCCATTTTATCCTAGTTTTTTTGCCCATCTTTTGTCAATCATTTGCTTAATATCACCCACCAATCTTCCTAATACTTGCGGCCCAGTTGCCTGTGCTGTTTGATCCAACCACCTTTTTGGGCCGTGATAAGACTTTGTAATTGGATTAAAATGCCCATACTCCCAAAAGAAAAAGTAGAAACCAGTTTTATCTACATTCGCCCAATTGCCACCCTTAACTCTTGGCCCAACATAAACAGAAGGGAATCTCCCACCTTTTGTTTTTCCGTTTATTATCTGAATAGACCTTTTAAGTTGACCAGGTCTGCCTCCTTGTTTACCCCTGTAATCTGGATTCACTTTTTGCCCTTTGCCAAATCTCTTTTCCCCTGTGCTTCTAGAGGGAATCAATGCCTTCAAATATGTTTGCGCTGGCTTTGCAGCTTTTCTCATCGCCCCTCTTAAAGCGTTTCTTAATTGAGTGTCTGAAGATGGAAAAAGATTATCTAAGTCTTTTGTGATTTGCTTTAAGTCCTTATCGGATATTTCCACGCCTATAAGTCCTCGATGCCCCCCACCGCTCATCAACTGTTTTCCTGTTCCAACTCTAACCATTATGAATCCAAAATTTCAGCAACATTCTTATTGTCACAAATTAAAATCAACCCCTCTTTTCTACCTATCTCCTGAATTGAGCGGATTAAATAATTACCATAGTCAGCCGATTTGATGTAAAATTCAGGTGATGTTCCTATCTCTCTTGTGTATCTTATAATCATTCTCACTGGCTCGTTAGTAACAAACGCATCAGCATCAAACTTGCTTGATCCATCTTTAAACTCTATCCTAGCCCAAGCATTGATTGCAGTGTCGGTAGTCAAAACTTTTCTTTCTCCAAAAGCATCCTGTCGGAATGTTCTTTTATAAATAGAGATTTGTCTGTCAAGTGTTCCTATTAACATTCAACTATTCTATAAGGATTCAATAAATGTTCAGTCATTTTAGGAATCTCATTCACTTGAGTTCCGAGAACAACGTCTTGTCTTATCTCGTAATATCTACCAATCACCAGAAGCATCGCTTGATGTATTGCTTGTGGTATTTCATCAACATCACCTGGGCCAGCGTTAGTCATATCTATATTGATTCCGCTTGGTATATTATCGGAAGTGTCAGGCCAATTAGTGTCATCATCTAACAAAATTCGAGCTGGCTGTGAGTGTTGGTCAACAGTATATCCAGAAGCAAAAACGACTTGAGTATCTGTTGTGTCAAAGTAACTAATCGCAACCGTTCCTGGTTGCCAAACTCCATTCAATGTAATCACAGAGCTGTTTGGGAATTGGTCTAAGTAAAAGTTGACAGCTGAGTTTCTTGCAAGCATATATCCAAGATAATTCTCACAAGCTGAACGAGCAACAGAAATCAAAGTTGTGATGTAAGTATCATCAGCAGTAAATGAGCTGTCAATTCTCAAGTGTGCTTTCGCTTGTGCCAATGTGATTGGCTCAGTCACCGAGTTTGCCGCATCGTATCGCAAGCGACCCACGTGGTTCATCTTGTAATTATTTAGGATATCTCTAATCATCTCAGTAAGTTAAAAAAAAGAGGGAGCGAGTTTCCCCAACTCCCTCTTAAAATAATCAAATCAATTATGCTTCGATCAAGCTAGCGAATGCAGTGTCATTTTGTACCGCATCACCATCTAATAAAGAAGTAACAATCATTCTTGTTTGGCCGATTCCACCATCAGTGTAAGGGTCAACCAGGATGTCAAGTCCACCGAACTGAGCGATGTGTACTTTAGAGAAATCTCCGAATAAAGCGTGGTCTTTAGCAGCACCACCACCATTACCAACATTTGTAGAAACGAAAGAAAAGTATCCGTTCAATCTCTTGTCAGCGTTGTCATATAATGGAGAAACAGAAGAAACCTGTGCAAGTGTTTTAGCAGTAGCATAAGACTTCATATCTAATAAGTAAGCAAATCGCCCACCTTCTAATTGTGCGCCATTTCCTAAAACAGTTGTTTCAAGAGCAAGAACATTTGCAGCATCAAGAGCAGTAGTTGCTCCAGCAGCAGCATCTGCAAAGATAGAAGTAGGAGCGTTAGTTACATCAGCAGTTCCTAACAATGCAGCTTCCATAGTAGAAGCAACAGATGCAGCCATATTTCTACGAAGTGCAGCCTCGATTCCAGCGTTTTGTACCATTGCTTCAGCAGATACATTCACAATTGAGATACATTTCTTTGGAGATAATGTCAAACCAGAAGCAGTACCGTTTGCAGCTGGAGCAGTACCACCAGCTTCAGGAACGAATCCAGAGTTGATTGCGCTAAATACTGGGAACTTCATATTGTTCACACCAGCGTAAAAGTTAGCACCAGCAGAAGCTAAAACTAAGTTTGCTTCCAATTGGTCTGTCCAAGACATAACCTCAGTTGCATTTCCAGCAGCAGTACCAACAGCAGCACGAGTTAAAATGCTTGAAGGGATTGCAATACCTTTGAAAGATTGTCCAGTATAACGAGCTTCGTTTCTCGCTTCTTGATCCATCTCAGCAACCAAACCATCAAGGCGGCCACTGTAAGCAGCTTTCATTGCTTCTTGGAAAGAATAGTCACGAATTTCTTTTGGAGTGTTTTCAATTACTGGAGCAGACTTTTCAGCCTTTGCAGCATTGATTGCTTCGAAAGAAGCAGCTCTTTTCGCTTGTGCATCTAGTGCAGTCGCTTTGTCGTTTAATGAATCGAACTCAGTAGATTCCCCTTCAGTCAACTCACGACCTTCTGCCTTTGCAGAGTCAACAATTGCTGTTAAGTTTTCTATAACTGAAGCACGCTCTTCATTGTAAAAATTAGATGTTTTCATCTGTTTTTCAGTTTAAAATTAAAAATTACTTTTTTATGATTGACAAACGCAACTCAGCGAGCGAGCGTTTAGTTAAATCCTTTTCTTCCTTCTCTCTTTCTTCCTTCTCTTTCGCTAGGTTTTGTTGCATCACTTTTTCTTCTTCTTCTTTTTGCCATACTTCCATTGAACGAAGTCCAACACTTGCTTCTTCATAAGCTGGATAGGTCACCGCACTAACATCGTACAAACGAGAAACCTTGTTGATTGTTCTCACATTCATTCCATCTTTTACCTCCCAAGAATCATCATCAACAGTAAATGCAAAAGAACTTTGATTGATTGTTCCATTCTTCATCAACTCAACCAAATCTCTTCCGAGAGAAGTGTTTGCTACTTCAGCTTCATAGCGTAAGCCAGTGGCATCAGTAGAAAGTCGAAGTGTTCCGTTTGTTGTGCGAGCCAATGGCAAACCATCGTGATTGATAAGGAATCTAACATCATCACTCAATCGGCCATCAAAAGCACCTTCAGCAATTATTTCTCTAAATCCCATATCATTTGAAAGCGTATTAAACACACTTGCGTAACCAACAACAACATTTGAATCTCCATCTTGTCGAAGTTCCAAATCTTTTACTTCAAAAGTTCTAACCTCTTTTTCGGTTGTTGTTCTCATTTCTTGTGGAGCACTCTCCATTCCTTTGTTTTCTTCC